CTAAACGGTACATATTTAAACATAGAAGTCACTGACCCTAGTGCAGATATAGAATATAACGAAGCTAAAGAGAAGATGGACGAGCTACAAGGCATGTCACCTTCTATAAACGACTATGATGAGTACAATATTTTAGAGTTTCACGTTGATTTAGAGCTAGAAGGCATAGATGAGTTCGGTTTTGGTGTGCCTTACGTAGTAACTATACTAGAAGATGAGGGTAAAATCCTTTCAGTAAGACGTAATTGGAACGAAGGTGACGAATTATTCCGTAAAAAAGAGTATTTTGTACATTATAAGTTCCTACCAGGACTTGGATTCTATGGTTTTGGGCTAATTCACATGATAGGAGGGCTAACTAAGTCCGCCACATCAGTTTTACGTCAATTAATTGACGCTGGAACGTTAAGTAATCTACCTGCAGGGTTTAAAGCACGTGGTATGCGTGTTCAAGGCGAAGATGAACCACTCAGACCAGGAGAATTTAGGGATGTTGATGTTCCAG